GTTAATCCGCGCGAACCATGCCACCCGGCCACGCGCCTGCTCATGTCGCAGGTAGTCCACAATCTGTCCAAGCCGGTCCTGTTCGGTTGGCTTGGGCGCGGCCAGCTTGAAACGCTTGGGTGCGGTCACGGGTGAAGCCACTCAGTCAAACGTCATCGATCAGCCCGCGCGAACGGGCGCAAGGACCGCCGCCAGGCGGTTTTTTGTTCATCGCTTCATTTAGCGTTTCCAAATTCGCTTTGTGCTGCGATGCCAGCGTGGTCATATAGCCGCACGCCGAACAGCGTGAAGCGTGTAGCCGGACATAGCGCCTCTTTCCGTCGTCTCCTAGGAACCATCGACGGCGCGTCTCCGGCAATAACACCCCCCTGCGGCAAATCCGGCAGGGCCGAGCCGCCGCCGTGACCGTGCCATGGCCGCCGAAGGCCCCTAGAATCGCCTGTGAGCGATTTTCATCCCGACCCGCCACCCTGGTATTACCCACGGTCGTTGCGCTCCTTAGACGGCATTACAGACGGCATGGCTGGCACAGTCACGGCACCATCTGGCGTTTTTGCTCCGGCGATCTCGCGCTCGAAATACGCGCAGTGTTCTTTCATGTCGCAATTCCGCGAAATACGGCCGCCAAACGGTTCGGGTGCGCTTTGTCCAATCCAATACATCGAGGCTGGAAGTTTCGGCATCTTCCACGGGTATTTGCAGCGCCCTTCGCCGGACGGGTGGAGCTTCCCGGCTTTCGTTCGTTTCCAGTCCGCGTGTTTGCAGTGCAGGCAATTCTTCATTTCTCAGCGCCCCTGAACCGCACGATAGATGCCCGCCGCGATGCGGTTGGCGTCGTCGGCATACCCCGACGCGACGCGGATTTCCTCAACGATCCTCACCTCGGCCAGCCATTGCTCCTGTGTCCAGCGTTCCGCCGTTGCTGCCTGACGCATCGCAACACGCAGAGCGGTCGGGAACGCGGCGAAGACGGCGCGCGGGTCATCGGCTGGGGTTGGCGCATCGGCGGGCGGCGCCAACGGCGCATGGGTGGCCTTGATGCGGTTGATGACGGTTTCGAGCTTGCTCACAGATCGATCCCTCGGCGGCGCGGTGCCGGCTTGGCGTCACCGGCAAACTGCTGCTGCGAGGGCAGCGGCCCGGCCAGCGGGAGGAACGTGCAGTGCTCACCGCGAAACACCAGCGGGATAGTCCCCGTGGTCCCAGCCCGTTGCTTGCCGATGATCAGTTCGGCGCAGCCCTTGTCGGGCGTGTCCGGGTTGTAAAGCTCATCGCGGTACACAAACAGAACCACGTCGGCGTCCTGCTCAACAGCGCCCGATTCGCGCAGGTCTGCCAGCATCGGCCGCTTGTTGGGCCGGCGCTCCAGTTCGCGGTTGAGTTGGGCCAGCAACAGGACCGGAAGCTCAAGCTCCTTCGCGAGCGATTTCAGCGCCCGCGAAATGCTGCCAACTTCCAGATCGCGGCGGTCCGACCGCTCACCCGTGACCAGGCCGAGGTAGTCCACGACCACCATTCCCAGCGGCCTTTTGCGATGCAGCCGCCGGGCGCGCGTTAGCAACTCGGCCAAGGTCAGGCTGCTGCTGTCGTCGATCCACAGCCGGGCGGGCGCCAGGCGCGCGGCGGTCTCGGTCAGCCCCAGCCAGCCCGGCGCAGACATGCGCGCCGATTGCAGCAGGGCGTAGTCCATCGGGTGCTCGGCGGCGAGCAGTCGATGGACCACCTCATGCCCCGGCATTTCGAGCGTGAACAGCAGCGCGTCACGCCCCGCCGCAACGGCTCCCCGCGCCGCTTGCAGCCCGAACACGGATTTGCCGTGCCCTGGCCGACCCGCGACGACGTACAGCCGCCCAGGACAAAACCCGTCCAGTTTGTCGTCCACGTCGCCCAGCCCCATCGACAAGCCAAGCCGCGTCCCTGGCCGGCGCTGCGATCTTTCTTCGAGTTGGGTCAACACGTCCGGCAGCCAATCGCCCAACAGCCGTGGTCCCGTGGTCGGCGTGGCGGCGTCCATCGCCCGCAACTCGCGATCCAAACGGGACAGCACGGCCTCGACATCCGGTTCGGCCAGCGTCCATTGGCCTAGCTGATGCGAGAGGTTGAGCAGCGCCCGACGGCGGGCGTAGTTGCGCACGAGCCGCGCGTAGGCGGTCACGTTGGCGGCGCTGGGCGTATCGCGCGCCAGCACGCCAAGATAGGCGAAACCGCCGGCGTCCTCCAACTGGCCGTGTGTTTCCAGCCATTCGGCGGTAGTCACCAGATCGACCGGCTGGCCGGCTTTCGCTAGCGCGGCCATGCAGGCAAAAATCAGCCGATGGGGCTGCGTGCTGAAATCGTCGGGGCTGACGATCTCGGCCACTTCCGCAAATCGGCCAGTGTCCAGGAACAGCCCGCCGATCACGGATTGCTCGGCTTCGAGCGAGCGCAAGGCGGTGGGGTTAGCCATGGGCGTTTCCATTCTCATAGTGGCCATCAATCGCCTGGATAAACCGGGCATAGCCATTTTTTGGGTCAAGAATCCAGCCTAACCCAAACTGAGCTTTTGATCTGTTCAGTAACCACTTCAAACCGCCGTTCCCCCAGTAACTTACAGCGTTTCCCCAGACTCTAACAAAATCATCCGGGTTGTTGATCTTCCGTAAGCTGGGCGGCTGCGAGACCATTAACAGGTAGAGGCCATCCACATGATCCATATGTTCCTGTGACCACATCTTGTATACGTAGCCGAGGGGCCCTAGATGCTCATTCCACAGGATGGACATTTTTTCATACGGGAATTTTGAAAAATCCATGCTGCCGCCGCTAGCCGCCTTTCTTTCTGCTTCTTCTTTAAAATTTTCTTTCTTTATATAAGGAGTGATCGGCGGATTTGCTACCGTTTCGGTAGCA